ATCAAATTCAACACCGGAACCCCCCCACTGTGAAGGAATGTCAATACTTTCGGGTCGTTTCTTAAGAGCGGATTTACCAAAAGCAACAATTTGTGCCTTAGTAAACCCGGCCTTAAGAGCCGACTCAACTTTGACTTCGTCTTTCCGAACGATCAACTTCGATTTACCCGTCTCAACAAATACTAGGTTCCCACCTGGTGTTTGTCGGAAGAGTAACTGGGAGTTGAACGTTCCAAAAGACGAAGAACAATAGTTCTTTCCTATACTCGGTATAAGACCGAATGATGAGGCTATTCTCTTCCAACGTAAGATTTTACGCTTACTGTCGATGAAGAGAATATCATCACCATTAATTGCCGCTTTTAACTCATCTAGATCTTGATTTCTCAAGTGACAGAGAGTTGCAGCATTGGCTATACAGAGAATAGGAAAGGAAAGTAAAGATCCCATTAATTGACCATTAGTCTGAATAACATCGGGGACGCCTGTCCATTTTGGATAGGTAACCCGATGTTTTCCAGACTCAAAGTCAATTAACTTACACAGATCGGGGTGATCTCGGAACTCCTTTTTGAGCTCGTCAACTACGGTAATCATCACATCACTGTGAAGGTTATCCGTAGCTCCATCATAATCTCCTGAGAGAATGAAACCCCTCTGACCTGCCAGGTTCTGATTAACAAAATCTTCCAATGTTCCTTTCCATTTCGGAAAGAAGCAAGAATAGTTTGTTAATGCCTGAACCATGGCAAGTTGAAGAGGTTTCAATCCCCAGGTGACAGGTTGAGCCTTTGTTATCATCCGAACTTTTAAAGGTTCAGGGATAGCATGGGCTTCAACGACGTTCTCAGAAGGGAGTTCCATAGGAAGTTGATAACTGAGAGAAGGTTCCTCGTTATTGTAGGGGAGGAGGTTAAATTTCAATCCTTCTTTGAGACCTAAAGATCTCAAACAAATATTGAAACTTTCCCTCCATTCTTCAATAGCAGAGGAAACTATAAGATCAACAGCACGGGAAACGGTTACCTCAGAGTAGAATAGAGTTCTCATGTGACCAAGATTGTTACTTGAGTACTCAAACTCCTCTCGAGATAAGCGCACTGTACCGTCTTTCTTTCTCTCAATTATCTGCCACGGACGTTGCAATCGTCGAGCTAACGCGCCCTTGTCGTGAATGTGTTGTGATGTCATGCACACTTGCTTAGGTGAGTGATTACTTGACATCATAACAAATTCAGAACAGAAGCGCGTTCCCTTATCATTCAAATTCGCCATAGGAAGTCTAAATTGTGTATTAGACTTCATAAGGATAAGTTGATCAATAAGGGAATCAGGATTAGAAGTAAGATCTCTAACCTGAAAAGCATCGTCAATTGCAAACACAAGATCCTTGGAGTATCCATCTCTGTGTTCCATTGCATAATTACAATGATACACAGAGTTGTTTTCTCCGAACCGATGAGATAACTCTCTGGCAATCAAGGTGGTTAGGTAAGATTTACCAACACCAGGTTTGCCATAGAGGTATATCATCGGAGGATCTATACGTGTACCGTGAACTTCCAACCGTGGGTTTCCTCGAGCGAGTGGACGAGAGAGATGAGGTTTTAATGCACTAAAACAACCTCCTTGGTCTCTTCTAGAGCCGAAATAAGCTTTAGAAGGGGCCAAGGGAATTCTTCCAGTGTATGAATTCCTCACCTCTTTCGCCCATTGACGAGCAATCCTACGAAGAGTCGATAATTGACTCGGTGGGGTCTTCCCAATAGTAGAGAGAAGATTCCCATGTTTCTCGTAGGCTTGCTTGATCATCTCTTTGGGGACCGGAGCGGAAAGACATTTGTGTTGCAGAAGATTCCACAACTCTTTGACTTTCCGCCTCGGTCTCTTGACCCATCTTCTCTTCATGAGTTTGACCTCAAGAGGAGAAAATAGGCAAAGAGCTCGCTCAAAATCTTCAGGTAGTTCTTGGTTAGTTTCTTTAGCAAAGAAAGTAGCCAAGGACAACTTGAAAACTTTAGGTAGCTGGGAAAGTGGAATTTCCTTAAACAACGATTCAAATCGTTCTATAAGGACTGCTTTTCTACAGCGTATTCGAAGTTGTGAGAACCAAAAGGCAATCACGTTCGAAAACCCTGTAAGCTGAGAGCAGCGTAGCTGTTCGGTACTTACGGGTGTACCTTTCCGACCATGAGATCTCCTCTTCGCGAGATTCTTAGCACCCCCTGTAGATTTAACTACTACGCGGGACTGAGGGCCTTGTTTAGAGGACATATTCATGGATTGGTTAGAGTGTGGACGGTGTCG